AACAGGAAGCCCGTCTCATCGAACGAGATGAGCCAGTCCAGCACCGCCAACTCTTGGGCGGTCGGGTGGATGTCGGCCTCCTCTAAGGCTTCCAGCCTGACCTTGCCCGGCAGATGGATGTCGCGCGGCTCATTCAGGTATTCGTACATCTTTTTGCCATGCTCGCTCAGCTTGTCATCCGGTATACGCAAATCGCCTTTGTCGGTCTGCTTCCCATAGGCCCGCAAGAGCATGTTCATGTCTTGGTCGCGGGCATCAGCGATCTTGTTAAGTTCTCGCACCACCCGCGCCAAGGTGAGGTAGAGCTTCTTGCTCTTGACGATGGCGCGGACGGAGTAACTGTCCAGCACGGCGCGGCTGGTGTCAATCTGGTTCGTAGAAATCTGCATATCTTCCCCTTTCGTTTATGCGGCCACGGCGATCCCGTTGTTGATTAAGGCTGTCCTCATGTTATTGACTAGGGCGATCATTGCATCGCGGTGAGCCGCTGTGTCGTAAGCCCCTGCGGTTGCGCCTGCGCCGCCCGCCGGTGCTGCCGCCCCGACTATATAGGCTGCTTGGGCCGTTGCCCCGTTGCACCCGAATGCGCCCGCAACAACCACTCCGCCAGTTCCTGTAATAGTCAGTCTTACTGCCGTCGTTGTTCCGCCCGTTACCGTTGACGCGAATTGCCACAGTGTTCCTTGGGCCGCATCTGTCCAGTTCTCAGATGCTCGGATGGCGATATATCCACGAGCAGCCGCCGAATACCCGGTTGCGCCATATCCATATGCTAGGAAATTTCCAAGTTGATCGTTGCTGGACACGGCGGATGGTGATGCGTCTGTATTATTCGCTCTACGCCACACCATACTCGGATTGGATGCAAAGGCATCCATTGCCAATATAGACTGTGTTGAGTCAGCATTGCCTATATGGATTATAGTTCCAGCAAGGGGCGCGGGCAATGCCACCGCATTCAGATTGATAGTTTGAACTGCCGCGAACGTATTGGCAACATCCCTGCCCGCGAGTGTCATCGTCTCATTGGGGACAGTTACAATCTTGTTGCTAGTCGCAGGCGTCCAGGTGATTGTGCCCGTCACACCGCCCGATTGCAAGACGATCTGATTCGATGTTCCCGTCAAATTGAGGGTCAAGGCCGTGAGCAGCCCGCCATTCAAATCCAAAGGAGTTGCCCCCCCGGTCGTGTACAAGCCAAGGTTGATGAGTGCAGCCCGTAGGTCGGTGGTGCTCGTTGGGCGCGCGCCCGCCGCAGCACCCAGGAACCCGATCATCGGAGCGGAGCCGCTGGCCTCGATGCGGATGCCTTCCCGCTCCGCGGTGTCCCATACACTCCAGACCGATCGGGCTTTGCGAGTCGCGTCCGTCGCCGTGGCCCAAACCGCCGCCCATTGGGCCATCTGGCGATTGCTTTCGTCCGTGGCACTCTCCCCGTATAGAGTCAGAGCCGGGCCGAATCCGGCGGCAGCCCCACTCCCCGGCACAACCCGCGCCTCTAATCGGGTCAATTCAACTATGGCATTAGTTGTCGCCGTTTTCTTGACGGCATGTATCCTCACCGCAGCGCCGGTCTCTCCAATGGTCTCTTGGCCTAGAGCTAGGTCGCCCGCAGCAGACAGGCGAAGGTCACGGGAGAATGTGCTGATCGCCGCGCCAGCACCGCCCGCATTAACCGGGTTGTTTATGATCTGCCATTCTCCATTGGCGTAAGCAATAATCCCGCCGGGGCCGTCGCCCAGGTAGAACCACCCGATGCCCGGCATGATGTAGGTATTTGGGCATAGAGGATACCAATTAGAACTGCCATCCAAGAAACCGCTTACGCAGTAGGACGCATCAATCAGCAGATTGCCATAGACCCTGAACCTGCCGACGGTCAAAGCGGGTGGGCCACCTCCAGCGGCGGCGGTTGTCCCGTCGTCCTGAATGGAACCCTCTGCGAGTTCGCTGGCTGATGTCCACCGGGCCAAATACCCCGAAGTGCCGGTCCCCGTGACCGTGCCTGTTCCAGCCGCCGACCAGGATAGCGCCCCTGCGCCGTCGCTGGTCAAAACCCCCGCCGCGTCTGCCGCAGGCCACGTCATGCTATAGTCGCCGAACGTGATCGTTTTGTTTGTGGTCGTCGGAGTCCAACTGATCGTGCCGGTCGCACCGCCTGATTGCAGGACGATCTGATTGCTTGCAGCCGTCAGATTGATGGCGGTCCCCGTCCAGGTCGCCGCAACTGTTCCGGTTTCCTCGTTTCCAATGAACGGTGCGGTCGTAATCAGCAACGAGCCGTTGCCAATTCCATCCACAAGCACCGAGCCGATGCGCTGGACATAGTTCGGATTCGTGGGCCTCGTGGTCTGCAAGCCGCCCGCAACGGAGGTGCTGACCCACAGTTGATCGTCCGCATCGAATGCGCTCGTGTCCACGTTGCTGATGACGCCGAGCTTCATCACCTGGCCGAAGGCGTTGTCCGCGATGGCATCCAGGGCGACGCCGATGGCGGGCAGGGTTGCCAAGGAGTTGGCGCGGGCGAGCGCAATGTTAGGGATATTGCCCGTGGAGCCATTCAGGCAAACAGGCTGCATGGCCGCGATGGGGCCGCCCGACGTGTTCCTGGCGATGAACACGTTGTCGCGCCCCAGGACGAGGTTGGTCGCCGCCTCGTTGTCCTGCTCGAAGCGGGTGAACCCCTGCGTGGTCGCGGCGTGGAACCGAGCGTGCCCTGCAGCCGGGGCTGCGGGGTTGGAGATGCTGGGGAAATCAATGAACGTCCCAAAGCTCAAGCTGCCGACGAGGGTGATGCCCGCACTCGTTATCCTGGCGGCCTCGGTGTTGTTGCGCTTGAACACCACATCGGCGTCGTTGATCGAGCCCATGAAGTGCGTCGAGGCATTCACGGCGTCGTTGCCGAGCAGCCGCCAGTCCTGCCCATCGCCCGCGAAGGCTTGGGCCGACTTGATGTTCGTCCAGGTGATGGGCTGCGCAGCCTGGAGCATCACCAGCGAGACGACATAGTTGGCAGAGTCGGGCAGCGCCAGCGACAGGACGCTGGTCACGCTTGGGTCAATCACCGCCGCCGCGCCCGCCGCCGTCATCGTCACCCACACGTACTTCACGCCCGACACGGGGAAATACGATGATAAATCCACGTCCACCGAAGACGCCAGCTTGATGAGCGCTCCGCCCACCACGTACATCCCGCCGCTGACGACGACGTGCTGAGTGTCGTCGGTCGAGGGCGACACCTGCAAGTTGCTCAGTTGCTCCTCGTAGACCACCGTCTGATCGGGGCCGCCCTTCTCGTGCGTCCAGGCGTGCCGGGGCAGGGTGAACCCGCCTGGGTCGGGGATGGTCGGGCCGGTGATGGTCGTGCCCGCCGCCTGCACATCCGGGCCGACGATGACCCTCTGCCCGTTGAGCGCGTCATACTCGATGATAACGGGCGTGTTATATGCCGTGCCGCTGACGTTCTGGCCTGGGAACATCCCCAGAGCGTAGTCGCCGCTCCCCGCGATGGGGACGCGGACGTACTTCCACCCCGCCAGGGGCGCATCCGTGTTGCCGCTGAAGTCGCCGACGATGCAGCCGCGCCAGCGGTCGCCCTTCGGGCGGAGTGTGTCAAGCATCTCATCGAATAGCCGGGTCGCTTCGCTCATGGCGTTTCACTCCATAGCGTCTCCCAAACAGACCCTCCGGGTGGGAAGAACTCGATGAGGGTGATCTTGCCGGAGCACGCGGGCAGGTCTTCTCCGAGGGCCGATGTTCTCAGCCTGATGCAGAATTGAACAACAGGCCCGCCAGCGACATCCCCGCCAGTCCCCTCGACGACGACGGTCGCCCCATTGGCAAAGTCCACGAACGAAGTGCCGTCGGTGGCGATGACGGCGCACGTTGCTAGGTACTCGTAGTAGGGTTGGCTCAGCGCGACCTGTATGTCGGTCGCCCCCGTGTTCTCGAACGTCACGCGGATCGTGCCGCCTGCCTCCAGCGCGGAGTCGGTCAACTGGAACGTCCCCGTGGTGTAGACGTGCAGGCCCGCGTAGTGGTCTCCAGCCGAGAAGAACTCATTGGGGCCTGGGCCATACTCAAAGTTGGCGTCCACGACCGTCACGGCGGGGTCGCACATCGTCGTGAGGGGGATGAGGTCTGAGGCGATGACCTCGATGTACTCGACCTTCGTCGCCGTGTCGCTCGCGCCGTTGTCGGCCACGACGAACAGGCTCACCGTGTACAGGCCCGCCGCCGTGTAAATATTCGACGGGTTCTGAGTCGTGGCGACGTTGCCGTCCCCGAAGTCCCACGACCATGAGGCCGGAGTGCCGCCCGATGTCAGGTCGGTAAATGCGACCGTTAGCGGCGCGTAGCCGACCGTGGGGACGCCGACGAAATCAGAGATCAAGGTGTCAGGGACGGGCAACGGCGGCTTGGTGGGTGGGGTCGTCGGCACGGGGTCAGCCGGCGCGACGACTGAGCTGACCGTCACGCCGAAGTCGCGCCCGATGACCTCGATGTCCGCGTGGCCGTCCGGGTAGAACGTGGCCGTCTTCTGCTCGATCACGATCCGGGTCGGCGTGAGCGGGTCGTCGGGGTTCGGCACGTCCAGCATCTTGTAGGTCTTGACGTTGACATCCGGCACGGGCCTGACCGTGTGGACGTTGCCGTAGTTGATGAGGCCGACGTGCCGCCCGGCCCACCGCAGGAGCTCGTTGTAGCCTGGGTCTGTCGGCTGGCTTGGGATGGGCGAGGCGAGAAGGTTCGGAACCTCGTCCGGGCGACCGTAGGGCTCTGGTCGAATCGGGGCCTTGACCTTGATGGGGTAAACGTCCAGGGCGGCGTTGTGGTAGAACCCCCACATCGTGACCTCGCTGATGCTCGGCGTGGTGTACTGCTTCCTGACCGGCACGCGCATCGTCGCGTCGGTCAATGCCAGGGTGAGCGTGTCGGAGTCAACGCTCGTCTCAGGGATCGTGCCCGTGAGGATGCTCCCATACAGCAGCGACGGGATGACCTCCACGCCGCCGAGCGGCAACGGGTAGATGGAGTAGAAAGCCTCCCGCGCCATGATCTTGAGCTCATCGTAGAGCGTGCCCGCGCTGAACCCCTGGATGTATCGCAGCCGGTTCTCAGCCGCGAGCGCCCCAGGCGGGGACACGGGTGGGCCGCTGGTCGTCCGCACGTCGAACTGCGCGTTGGCGATGTCCAGGAAGTTGGAGTGCCACCGCAGCAAGAAGTACGCCCCGCGCGGGTAGCTGTACATATCGAAGTAGTCCCAACTGATCGCCCCGCCCTTGATGCCCGTCAGGATGAACGGGTAGTAGAAGACGGACTTCAGGAAGGACAGCGTTTGGAGCGCGGTCAGGCTCAGCGTGGACTTCTCGTAATCGTACTCAACCGAAGCGGGCCACGCATAGCCCAGGTACAGGCACTCCTTCGTGTCCAAGTCCACGAGGCACACCAGCGTGTGGCGCAGGAAAGTGGGCGGCGACTTGAACTCAAGCTCGATGGATAAGTCCTCGTCAATGCGCCAAGGAACCGTGACCGATTCCACCGGGTAGGGGGTGACGCCGATCCACACGGGAATCTTCCTCACCTGCGCCGCCCCGTTCGAGTCCGTGATCGTCACCAGCAAATAGCGGAACCCTGCGGTCGAGTAGGAGATGACCGCCGTGGGGGAGCTCTGCCCGCTGACCACCGTACCGCCCGCGCCGGGCGTCCACGTAAAGTCCGCGTCCGCGATGGTCGCCGGGTATCGGATCGTGCCGGGGACGTTCGACCCATCGTAGGTGGCGAAGCTGCCGACGGCGGAGAGCGTGAACTCCTCCCCGATGTCGGCGTAGGCGCATTCGGGGTTGACGATGGCGATTGGCCCCTGGGACGCCTTGTTTCGGGCGTCGTCGTCCGCGCCCAGGCTCGCCCAGGTGATGTCGAAGTCCTTGTACAAGATGTAGGCCGTGATGGTCAATGTGCCGGAGCCCGGAGTGATGTCGTTCGTCGTCACCGCCCCGACGACGCCGGAGTTGTTCTTGGCGTGGAAGTCGTGGCGTCCCACCGCCGCATCCCCCACGGCCAGGAGGGAGTCCTCGTCGAACCCGCTGTCCTCATACAGGCACAGCTTGCCGCTGTGCACGCCCGCGTCAATGATCCAGTACATCGTCGTGCGCCCGCCCGTGTCGGTGAACCTCCAGTTCGTGAACTGGTTCACCACGCCCCCCGTCTGAGCGACCGCGTTGCTCCGCGTGCGCTGCATCTTCGGGGCAGGGTAGATGATGTCGTAGATGTTCACCGCGTCCGCCGCCGTGAACGTCAGCCCATTGGGGGCGAGCGTCAAGACGGCGTTCACGCCCGACACGTCCACGGCCCGGATGCGAACGAACTTGCCCGACAGGTCAATGAACCAGCCGACGAGCGCGGAGGTGATGCCGGTCTTGGGGGTGACTTCGAGCAGGAAGGACTCGCCCGCCGTGTAGCTGACGACCGTGCCCGTCCACAGGGGCGTAGTGGGGCTGAGCAGTACGCCGACCCTGACTTGTTGGGCGTTCATGCCACCGCCTTGAGCAGGAACTCGATGTCAACGCTTTCATACCTACGGCCTGATCGGGTCAACTTGCTAGGGTCGGGGCAGATAGCCACGGCGGAGAACGTCTGGTAAACGTTCGCCCCGTCGTGAGTGACGGACAGGGTGGAGATGTAGCAATCCCCGCTGTAGGTGGATTGAGGGCGATAGCGGAACGTCGCCCCGGAGAACCCGTTCACCGGGTCAGATGATGTCGTCAGGTGGGTGTTGTCCGCAATCGCGGTGACGACGAAGTGCTCGTAGACGCCGCTCCCCAGGTGGACGATGAGCGTGTCCCCCACGGCGAGCTCGGTCGTGAATGCCGTGCCGGAGCCCTCCAGGGTGTTGGGGTCAGTCCCCGGCGAGACCGTCCCCGTGCCCGCCAGGGAGCACAGGATCGCCACGGCCATCTCGTAGGACGAGAGCGCCAGCAGGGAGAAGTTCCAGCGCGACCGCTTGAACCCGCGCCAGCGCCGGAGCCCATCCATCGAGGTGTATTCCTCGCCGCCCGCGACGGGGGTCGAGCGCGGGGCGACGAAGTTCATGGCGGCCACGTCGGTGTGGAATACCGAGGTCGTGTCAACGAGCGTGCTGGTGGATGCGCCTAGCTGATAGCCCATATCAATGGTTCCTCTTGGACGCCCGCATGAATTGCAGCAAGACCTCCTCCGCCTGTTGCCTCGCCGCGCTGGTGTACCACGCACGGTCTTGCTCGCCCATCCCGGTGTAGCTTGGGGAGAAGTTCAAGCTCGACCCGCCCGACAAGCCGCTCACCGCTCCGCCGCGCATCTCCGCAGCCGCCTGCTCACGCTCGACGGCGCGGAGGTCGCCCATGCCCACGGAGGTCTTGGGGACGATGCCCCCGCTCTGCATGAACGCCTTGAAGCTGCGGAGCATGTCGTCGTAGTATTGGTCGCGCAGCTTCTTCTCGTCGCCCAGGTAAATGCCCAGGGAGTTGAGCTGCTCGGTGAAGGCCGCCCTCTGCGCCGTCTTCTGGTCGCCGTAGCCAGATTTCAAGGCAGCGAGTTGCTCGACGCCTGCGTCTACGATGGCTTGCTTTTGAGCCGTGTATTGGGCCGCCTTCTCATTTTGGGATCGGTCGAAGTCCTCCTTCTCATCCCGCTGTTGCTGCGCGAAGTCCTCCAGGCGTTGGGCACGCTCGGCCTTGAACTGCGCCTCGTTCTCCGACAACTCAAGGGCTCGGTCTTCGCTCCGGCGCTGAACCTCGACCTGGTAGTCCTGCTCGGCCTGCCCGCGCTGCTCCTCGTAGCTCTGCATCTCCTCGAAGGCCGCCTTGGCGTCGTTGCTGGCGATGGCGTCCCGCATCGTCTTGGCGTGGGATTGGGAGAGGCGTTGCATGGCCCGCTGGTGGTCTTCCTCAGACCTGAGCTCCTCGACCCCGTACTGAGCCGCCCGCTTGGTTCTCTCCCCATAGTAGCTCGCCTCGGACGCCGCCTCGGTTTTTCCAAAGTCGCGCAGTTGCCTCAGCCGCGAGCGGTCGAAGTCCCCCAGGGCCTTGGTGCGCTCCGCCCCGTAGTCCTTCTCCAGCTTGGTCAGGGACTTGCCCGTGTCGGAGGCTATCTTCTGGCTGTCTCGCTCGAAGTCCTTGTCGGCCTTGCTCTTTTGCTTGATGTAGGCGATGTACGACCCAAGCCCCTTCTCGGCCTGGATGTCCGTTTCGGCCTGCGCCGTCTTGCGGGTCGCCGCCGCAGCCCTCTCAGCAGCCTCAGCCGCTTGGTCGAACGCCCCCGTCGCCATCCCGACCGACTTGGCCCACTCCTGCCCCTTGCCGAAGATGTTGCCGATGCCGAACGCCCCGACCGTGGCGAACTGGCTCAGGCGAGTGCCGCCGCCGACGCCGAAGTTCTTGGCGAGGAAGTCATAGACGATGCCCCCCAGGCCAACGCCGCCCAGGGCCGCGCCCCCGACTCCGAGCGCCGTCAATCCGCCCGCCGCACCGGCTGCCCCCGCCGCCCCTCCCGCTGCGCCTGCTGCGGCTTTCCCTAGACCTAGCAGAGCGCCCAACTTGCCGACCGAGTTCATGATGACCCCGATGGTCGAGAGCGCAGCGCCGCCCCCCGCGAGGACTGTGCCCCCGATGACGGCGGCCTTGATGATGTCGGGGTTGGACTCGATCAGCCCGGCGACCGACTCGGCCAGGTCGGCGGCCTTCTCCATGTAGGGGAGCAGAGTCTCGGCCCCGACCTTGCCGATGCGGAGCGTGGAGTCCTCGATCTCGTGCTGCGCGTCAATCCAGAGACGAGACTTCTCGCTGGCTAGGCCCACCGTCTTGACGTACTGGTTGGCGGCCAGGGTGATCGGGCCTAGGATCGCAGCGCCTACCGCGCCCACGCGCAGGCCGATGCTGGTGAGCTTCTCCCCCGACTCGGCCATCTGCATCCAGGCGCGTCGGGATTGCTCGGCGGCTCGCTTGACCTTATCCGCCTCGCCGGTGATCTTGCGCATGTCGGCGGCGATCTTGCCTGCGCTCGCCTCGTCAACGCCATACTTCAGGAGTATGGAGAGGGTCTTCTCGGTGTCGGGCATCTATCCCCCTAGCTGAGGAAGGTCGCCCTCACGACGGCGGCGGTCGTCACGGCCCCGTCCAGGATGAACCTCGCCTGCAAGACGTTCCTGGTTCCGTCCACGGTGTACAGGGCCACGCCCGCCGTCAGTTGGAAGCCAGCCGCGCTGGTCGGGTCAGTTCCGTCATAGCGAAGGCGCACCGGCTGATCCCCGACCTGGAATTGAACCTGCTCGGCGTTCCCCGCCTTGGTCGCGTCGAAAGGGGTCGCTGCGGTTGACACCGCCAAGTCCTCATACGCCGTCGCCACAAGTGCCTGTCTTTGGTTCGCCATAGTCCACCTCAGTTACGGTTGCTTGAAAGATTTACGCACCCACTTTGCCACGCGGGCGACCTTGAGGATGTCGTGCATGAGCGCAGAGGGTTGATCGAGCAGCCCGCCCGCGAAGGGCAAGCACCGCCAATCAACACGCTCCAGCCACACCCAGGCCGTCCAAGCCTGCTCGAAGGCCCCCGCCGTCTCGAACTGGACATCGGGGAGCTCGTTGTCCTCGGACGGCACATCATACCACGAGACTAGCCTTCGGCAGAGGTCGTCGGTATATCTGCTTTTGGGGGTTCTTTGTCCGCCTCCGCAGGCTTCCAGGATGGGTTGAGCTCGTATAAGGCATCGGCCCACTCCGACAACAAGGGGCCGGGCATCGCCCTGAACGCCTCGAACGTGATGGGCAGCTCCACCCCTACCGCGCTGACCACGCAGGCCGTGAAGGTCGGCCAGGTGAACGTCCTCATCATTCGGATGATCGGGTCGTCCAAGTCGTCAACCGCAATATCCTGGCCGGACTTGGCGGCGGCCTCGATTGCCCCCTGCCGTGCCTCGGCTGCCCTTATCCCGTCGTCGGCCAAGTACCCCCTGCGAATCTCCATCTCGATGGTTGACTCGGAGAGGGTGACGGAGACCCCGCCCGCCTCGATGGTCTTGGTTCGCATGGCCTACACCACCTCGTAGGACGAGATGATCTTGGACAAATCGGCGGGTGCGCTTGTGAACGTGATGGCGCTGGTTGTGACGGCGGCGCTGGCGATGACCTGCAACACGCCACCCACCCACACCTTCATCTTGGCCGTTGATTGCGCATTCGTCGCCAGGGTGAACGCGGTCGTAGAGCCATCTCCCCTGAACGCGACGAAGTGAGGCTTATACTCGGACACGACCCGGATGGCCTGCGCATCCACCGCGCCCTCGGTCGCCTCCTCCAGGGTAGTCCCCCATAGGTGTTTCATGAAATATTGGGGCTGAACGGTGTACACCTGCGCCGTGGGGTTCTCGTCGAACGGGACGGCGTGGGGGAACAGCCAAGCCCTGGGGAAGATGTAAGCGTTCCAGTACCTCTTGCCGTAGTTGGTCGGGCTGTCCCTGTCGGCGTCAATCGCCTGCTGGTACACGACGACGCCGATCTGCGACTCGTCGCCGCTGTGGTTGGTTCGAATGGGGTACATCTTCATCTCGCCAACCGTGAACGATTGCGGGCCGCCCTGCACCGCCGCGTCCACCAAGTCATTGAGCTTGCTGACCGTCATCTCAGCCGTGATGGGCTCGGTCGCGGGCAGGATGTCCACGATCTGAGGCTTGTCGTCGCCGAACACGACGACGATGCGGGGGGCCGGGTCGGTGACGTTGACGTTCCTCACCGCCGACACGTTGATGCCTTCGTAGGCTGCCGTGCTCGGAGCATCGGGCAGCCCGTTGGCGTCCAATGCAAAAATCTGTAGCTTCCTGACCCCGACGCCTGCGCGGGTCGTATTTGGTGCTGTCATCTTTACCTCCCGACTGTCACCAGTCGTATCTCTCCATGACGGGCAACGTCATGGTCAATCCATAGAACACTCCGCCAGCGGCGGGGTCGCCGTATTGGATTTCCCCGATGGCGCACTGCACCCTCAGTGTATCGCGTTCTCCCCCCAATGTCAATATATCCCCGGTTATCTTGAGCATATCCTGGGTCAACACCTGGGCCAAGGGGTACTCCCAAGCCCGCGCCCGCACCTCCAGTTCAGGCAGGGGGGTCGTGCCCAACGCGCCGACGAAGAAGAATACCTCGATGGTGTACTGGTGTATCCAGTACCCGTTCGGGCTGAACTCCAGGGAGTAGGGCGGCGCTTGCTTGAGAATCCCGCAGGGGAAGTCTCCCAGGTTGGTTTGCTCCGGCGGGGCGCTGTGGACGCGCACGACGGTGGGCTGGCCCGCCGCCGAGGCGGTCAACAACTGAGTCTGAACGAGTGAGAAGACCGTCGCTACGCTCATCCTATGCCTACCCTCATCACCCCGATTTGGCTCAACCGGGTGTTCATGTACTTGGTGATGTCCTTCGGCGTGTCGAACCGGATGTCCTCGATCACGACCGTCTCGCCCACGGGGTTGGCCCGGATGCGGTAGCTGGCCGCCACGCCGACGCGGGCGATCATCTCGACGCTCTCGTCCACAACCCACCTCGATATGGCCGCGCCGTTGAGGTGGATCGCCGCCGTCGAGCCGTTGACGCCCCGCACGACCGTCACCGTGTCGGTCGTACTAACGGCCACGGCGCTGGCGTAGAGCCACTCCGCACCGATCTGGAGCAGCCAGCCCGCCTTGACCGTGCCGGTCTGAACGGTCAGGCTCGTGCCCGACGCGCTGATGGATGTCGTGTTCTGAACCGTGCCCCCGGTGGCGACCCAGGCGTTGGGGTAGTCCAAGTGATACCCGAACACCCCTAGAATGGTAATCGCCCCCTCCGGGTCTCCGTCGCTGTTGGCCTGCCACTGTTCGGATGAGGACGCCAGCAGGGCGAGGCTCTCCTTGGGCGTTCGGTTCAGCGGGTAGAGCTTGTAGTAGGCAGAGGTGATGGCGTCGCCGTCGCCGTTGGTCAGGGTCGTCAAGGCCAACAGGTCGTCGTCGAAGTTGATGGTGGGGTGGTTCCGCTTCGGCGTGTCATAGTAGTGCGTCTCGGCGCGGGGGTAGAACCGACGCTTGGTCAGGTTGTCTATGTCGCGCGAGACGGAGCGGATCATGTCGGCCAACAGCACATCGTCGGCTGAGCCCGTGACATCCAGGTAGTTCGTCTTCACGGCCACGATGGTCGTGTAATCACCGTAGTTCATCCCGCGCCTCCAATTCCGACAGGGGCACACCCAGGATGGGCGGCCAATCGTTCGGGAACCCCTTCGCCTTCCTCGCATAAAGCAGCTTGGTGTCCTCCTCGTAGTATCCGCGCACCGAGTCGTATACCGAGTCGTACAGGTCATGGTCGTACAGGTAGTGCCGGTGGTCGAACCTCACGTCATGCGCGTACAGGTAGCGCCCCTCGCGCCGCGCCCGGAACCCTATCTCCATGTCGCAGTTGAAGTGTCTGTAGACCGGCACGACGAATACCCCGCCTAGGTACTGCACGCAGTAGGAGCGGGTCACTGCGTAGTGGGTCGCGAAGGCCCACCCGTCCGTGCGGTGGCAATCGTTCAGCCCGACGACGCCGCAGCGTTCGGGCAGCTTCTCGACCCAGGGCAGCAGGGCATCCAGCCAACCATCCACCCACCGCAGGTCGTCCGCCCCCAACACGAACAGGTCGCCCGCCGCGTGCCACGCGCCCTCGTTCCAGCCCGCCGCCGCCCCCTTGTGCTCAGGGCGGAACAGAACCTTCGCGCCCGTGCCGAGCAAGCTCCTGGCCGTGGGCTCGTTTACCTCCACGACGGCGATGACCTCCGCGTCGAGGTGCTTCGTCGTCTCTACGCATTGCCGGACGCCGTTGGGGACTTGCCTGGGGTCAGGGCGGCCCATCGTCGGGATGATGATGGATGTCTTCATGGGTTGCCTGCCTTGTAGAATTGCCGGGAGGTCTCCTGGCTGTACCAATGCCGAACGGCCTTAGCCAGCACGGGCTGCGTCGCGGTGATGATGTCGGCCCCCGCGATGGCTGCGGCCTGCACGTCCGCCGGGCCGCGAATGCTGCCGACGATCAACTCAGTATCATAGTCATTCCATCGCACAAAGGCGTCCACGATTTGAGACGGGTCGCCGCCCTCGTCGGCCACCCGGCCCCAAAACAGACTGACGTAATCGGCCCCCGCCAACGTCGCCAGCATGAGTTGGTTGAACGACATGCAGATGGTCGCATTGACGGAGTAGCCGGAATCAGATAGGGCCCGGATCACGGCGAGGTTGTCCCCGCCGCCAGGGTTCAGGGCGGATACTTTCAACACTAATCCAGGGAACTTCGAGTACAAGTGGGCGGCCTCGGCGAGCATGTCCGCATCGTTCAAGGCCACCAACTCCACGCTGATGCAGTTCGCGGGCATCACTTTGCATATCTCCGACAGCCGAGCGATGCGCTCTGCGGTCGGCAGGAAGGTAGGGTTGGTTGTCACGCCGCTGATGACGGGCTGCCAGCAGCGCACCTCGTTGATGTCAGCGGAATCTAGGTAGAGTTTCATAGGCTCAGATCACCCTGACGCGCCTTTCACGCGCTTGCTTGTAGTAATCCACCCAGGTGTCCTGGTTCCTGACGCCGGGGGCCATGTATCCCCACCCATGCCGGTGGTTGTTCTCGGACAACCGGCAGGTGGCCGCTTTGTGCTGCACCCATTCAAGGCTGAGGTACTTGTAATGCAACAGGCGAACATCGTATTGGGCCATGACCACTCGTCCGACGGGGGAGCATCGGTGTGCGCCCGGCTCGTAGCATGGAGACACGCACGGCTTGAACAGGGCGCACTTGTCCATGTGGGCCGGGTTGCGGACGCCGAGCTTTATCCAATCCGTGAGCTTCGAGCCGACAGGCATCCCCTCCAGCCCGTCCCCGATCATGTCCCACCCTTCGCACTTGGATATGGTGATGCCCCGCTCGTCGTACTCGCTCAGCAGGCCCCGCAGGTCGCGGTGGTGCAGGAACTCGTCAACATCCACAACGATGAACCAGTCAGAGTCGGGGTACATCCTGTAGGCGGTATTCTTGACGGAGATGTTCGCCCCGTCGTCTATCCTGCCGCCCGTGTCGGCGTCGTGCAGAGCGGCGTTGGGCATCGCGGCGATGGATTCCCGCGTCCCATCCGTGCTCATGCCGTCGAAGAATACGAATCGGTCAACGACCCCCTCGTAGTGCCTGACGAAGTGGGGCAGCATCTCGGACTCGTTGTAGACGTTTGCGATCAAAGTCACGATCATCTCAGCACCGGCTCGAAGTCGTTCGGGAAGCCCATCGCCTTTCGGAGGTTGAAGGTCTCCTCGTCCTGCTTGAACCAGCGGGCCGCCTCCTGGTAGGTGGTGTCCATCGGGGCCTTCCCGTTCATGGATGAACGGTGCTCTACGAACGCCCCGGCGGCCCACACGTAGCACCCGGCGCGCACCGCCCGCTCGTTCATCTCAGGGTCAGTCCAGTAGTGGTGGTATGCAGGGATCGCCACCACGCCGCCCATGACCTCCAAGGCGCACCCGCGCGTCAGCAGGAAGTGGGTCGCCATCCCGTCGGTGCGGTCGAGGTCGTTGAACCCGACCATGCCTTGCTTGCCGGGCAGGGTCTCCAGCGAGGAGAGGGCCGCGTCCAGCCAGCCGTCGCCCCACACGAGGTCGTCCGCGCCCAACACAAAGGCGTTCGCTTCGGGGACGGATGCCGCCCCGATGTTCCAGCTTGCCACCGCGCCCATGATGGACTTGTTGTAGACCAGCATGGCCCGGCTGCCCCACAGGATTTTGTGGCGCTCGTCCGCGCCCTCGTCGAGCACGGCCACGCACTCGACATCGTGGGCCTGGGTCGTGCCGAAGAACCTGTCAATGCACCGGCGCAGTTGGATGGGCCTGTTCCGGCTTGGGATGATGCACGCGATGTTCATTTCCTGATCGCCGCCTTCCTGCCCAACACGCTGAACGTCATGTGGCGCTCGACGACGAACTGCGTGAGGTCGCAGATCAGCCCCTCGAACATGGGGTTGGCGAAGTCCACATCGTCCATCAGCATGACGCCCCCCTTATCCAGGAGGTTGTCGTAGTAGTTCTGCAAGTCAAGGTAGACATCGCGGCGCTCGTGGCTGCCGTCAATGTACACCATCTGCGCCGATACGTCTAGCTGGAACAGCATCCTGGCCGCCGCCTGCGATGGCATGGGGAGAGGCACGATGTACTCGGTCAGCCCCGCCTCGATGACGTTTCTCATGAACACGTTGTAGTAGTCCGGCCTGCCGTGGGCGAAGTGCAGGTGCGGCTTCCAATAGGGGTCGAGCCAGAGCCACTTGTCGGCCAGCCAGGTGTCCACGCAGACGATGGCCGCGTCCAGGCCCAACTCCTTTAGGCGGGTAGCCATGTGGATCGCCGAGCCACCCTTGAACGACCCAACCTCGATGATGATGCGCGGCCTTAGCTCATCAATCATCTTGTGGAACCACTCGTGGCGAGAGTCCCAAACGTGCGGGTCTTCCGGCTGCCACGCCTCAACGGGGAACCCGTCGTAGGGGTTGTCCCCCAGGTGGATTTTGGACACGAGCTCGTTGAAGGCTTGGGTCATTTGGGCTTCTCCTGCTTTGCGGCCTTGACGATGGCTTGGGCATATTTCTCTGTCCGGTAGGTCACGCTCTCGTACTCTATCAGGACGAACGAAACCCCGCCCAAGGGTTGCCACCCCTCGTGGATGGATTTGTTGACGGCCTGAGCTAGTTCTTGGGCCGTCGCTGCGGTCAAAACATCGTAGGTCATCGTCATCAGAACAACTCCACCAATCTGCTGGCGTCCCCCGACATCAGCACGGGAAGCGCAGCCTTGATTCGGTCATCCGGCCAATCCCACCAAGCCAGCCTGAGCAAGAGGGTTGTGAGCTCCTCGCCGAACCTCCGGCGCATGAGCCGCGCGGGGTTGCCCGCGACGACTGTGTATGGGGCGACATCCCGCGCCACGACCGAGCACGCGCCGATGCACGCGCCGTCACCCACGGTGACGCCCGACAGGATCGTGACCTTGTAGCCTACCCACACATCGTTGCCGATGACCACATCGCCCTTCGTGCGGGGGTGGCCCCGAATGGCCTGCGCCCCCCACCAAGGGAAGCCCGCGTCGGAGAACGGATAGGTCGTGAACCAATCCGTCCGGTGCTCAGCGCCCAGGAATATCACCACGCCGCTTGAGATGGAGCAGAACTTGCCTATCTTCAGTCGAGCCTCGCCCGCGCCGATGATCGTCGGCACGCCGTAGGTGTAGTTGCCGACCTCGTGGCCGAGCAGCGCGTCCTTCGTCCACGCGCTCATGGCACACGCCCCAGGATGGTCAAGCCGAACTGCCGGGCGTCGTCGTCTTGTATCCTCCAATGCCCCTTGGCGCACAGCTTGAGCACCGCGATCCACATATCCTTTCCGCTGCTGCCTGGGGAGTCCTTGTAGTCGTCCGTGTACGTGTCGTGCAGGACGATCCATCGCTTGACCCACTCCTCATGCTTCCGAAGCTCCGCATCCAACTGACGGTAGGTGTGAACCGTGTCAATGAACAGCAGGTCGGTCGGCTCTATCGTGATCGCCAGGTCGTCGCGCTGGTAGAAGCAGAACTCGACGCCCTCTGCCCTCGCCGCCTGCTCGAACTCCTCCTGGCGAATGAAGGGCTGGATGTCATAGCTCATCAGCTTGCCCCCGCCATCGTCCACGCTGTCAGCCAGCCCCGCGAGCAGGGCCGCCGTCGAGCATCCGGCCCGCACGCCGAACTCTGTGACGTGCTTGCACCAGAACGCCAAGCCCCGGAGAGTCTTCAGGTGCTCCCCGATGTCTAGGCTGGACGCCTTCGCGTCCTGGTAGAGTTCTTCGAGGGTCATCACGGCTCCACCGCGTCCTCTCTCTGCTTCACTGTCAGCATGACCGGCAGGGCGGTCGTCCCGACGCTTGGGTGGTCGGCCCGCCACTCGTGCCACGTTTGGCTGTCAATGACCCCGGCGGTCAGGTGGGGTATCTCCATCGTCGTATCGCAGTAGACCTTCACGCCGATGGCCTCGCAGTGCTCCATGAAGTAGATGTCCTCGGTGGGGAACTGCTTCATGTCGTCGGGGTAGACGTACCGGAAGTACGGCCAGTGGTAGCCCGCCGCGTCCAGCGCCCCGAACACCCACCGCTGGATAGCGATTGCGCCCGTCCCCACGGCGTCCACCTCGTACAAGCCAGCCACCCACTCGATGGGCGCGTGCAGCTTCCCGTCGGCGCACCGGACGAAGAAGATGGGGTCGTAGGGCTCGCTGCGCCGGAAGGCCAGGGGAGCCACGACCCCGACGCCGTGCGACGTTAGACTCTGCACGATGTTCGGGGGGTGGATGTGATCGTCGTCCAGCATGACGAGGTAGTCCTGCGGGTCGGGGTCGGGCATCTCCAGGAACGCCTTGACCAGCGTGTTGCGGGCCGCGTCCGTCCTCATGTACGGGATGGAGATTCTCGTGTACCCCGAACTGCCGCACGTCATGGCGACGTTGAGCAGGCCGTTGTTGGCCGTGTCGCCGATTGTCCGTTCGAGCAATACGCTCCAGTATACCTTTGGCATGGCTCAATCAGGGGGGCAGGTTCAAAGATTGCCGCCTGCCCCCCGGTTCCTTTCTGCCTGGATAGGCGATGAATGTTACGCAGCCTCTCGCTTGAGCGGGAAGGCCCCGACGACGATGTTCGCGCCGGTGACATCCGCACTCAGAGTGACCACGGCCCGCACGTACCGCTTCGTTTGGGTGTAGTGGATTTCCTCGAAGCCCGTGCCCGCAGTGCCGTCAACGGCGGTGAAGGCCGCCCCGGTGATCGCGGCGAAGTCGGCGGCGGTCGTCGTGTCCGACTCCTCAAGAGTCACCGTCACCGTGGCCGGGGCCGTGCCCGCCACGCCGAAGCCCGCCAGCACCGCTTTGATGTTCCGCTTCGAGATGGACGGCGAAGAACCAAAGTCTACCGCCGATCCGTCCGCGCTAGTGGTCGGGCTGTCCGCGTACAACAGCTTGCTATCGTAAACCTGTGCCCACATTTTTGCACCTCCCCTTTAGCTCGTGCCCGCTTTGAGCAGCTTGAGCTTCCAGTCGTGGACGAGTTGGCCGCCCACGCGCTTGCGAGCGTAGATGATGACCTCATCCTGGAGCGCCCGCAGTTCGCGGAGCACCTCGACGCTCAGGCCCACCCGGTCGGCGACGTAGTACCCGCCCATGTCGCCGTGCGCCACTGACAGGCTGTCAGTCGCCAAGGCGGGCATGAACTGGTCCTTCACGATTGCGTATCCGAGCAGGTTCGCCGCCATGCCGTTCGCGGTCGAGGGCCAAGCGTCCGCCGTCATCCACAGAGGGCGGTTCTGCGTGTCGGTCAGGGCACGGATCATGGCGTAGGTCGCCTTGTTGGCGTACCACTTCGCGTTCGACTCATATTGGGGCGGCAGCGCGGCTTCCATGCCCGTGATGCCGATGGTTCCCACGGTCGTCGCCGCCGTGCCGCTCAAGCCCCAGGACACCGCGCCGTTCGTGCCGGAGATGACGTACATCCCGCCGGAGGCGTGCGCCACGGAGGCGTTCGCGTGCTTCGTGAAGCCCTGCGGCTTGCCCACGCCGTCGCCGGAGATGAAGGCGTCGTCCTCGCCCAACCCGAACGCCTCACCGAGCAACATCGTGCAATACCCCAGGAGGTCGAACTGGCTATCCTCCATGAGGGCGCGGGTCAGGATGATCGCCGCCGTCGCCGTGTGGACGGGGATGGTCACGCGGCCAGCCACGGGGTTGGTCGCCTCGCTGATGGCCGCCGCCGGGGCCTCCGCCGTCCAGCCGAACCGCACGCCCGACGTGTACTTGTCGTCGGCGGTGTAGACGACCTTCGGGAACGTCACGAGGTCGCTGCCGGTCGTGAAGGCGTAGGCGTTCGGTCGGATCGCCGCGATGGTGGCGATCTTCTTCACCACGTCGGCGCGGATGTCGGGCGGAACCCAAAAGCCGCCAGCAGTGTCCACACCCTCCTGGAGCACCTTCATGCTCTCCGCCTTCACGGCGTCCATGCGCCCGTACTTCGCCATCGAGCGCATGTAGTCCACGAAGGCGTCCTTGTATGCGCCGGATTTCAGCACAGCCATCTTGGCCGCGCCCACCGTGCCGAGCGCGTACAGGTCTGAGCCGTCCGAGCCAGCGTGCGCGGCCACATCCGAGATGACGCCCTCGGTCGGCCCCGCGTTGCGCCAGCCATCGCGCACGAAGCTGCCCGCCGATTCATGCGACCATGCCTTGAGTTCGTCGGCGTGGTCGTTCAACCCGATCATGAGCTTGAGCTTGTCGGCTTCGCCCAAGAGCTTCTCATACTCTGCGGCCTCAGCCTCGTCCCAAACCCCTTTCTGTTCATTTTTCACACGCAATCCCTCAGCCTGAGTGATCTTGGCCTTGAGTTGCGCCTTCGTCGCGTCCATGTGTTGCCTCCTATACGTAGTATCTGAGTTCTCGTTCTCGTTTCACCAACGACTGGACGCGCTTCTCTAGCTCTGCACGCCGCGCCTGCTCTTGCTGCGCCGCCTCTGTGCCGAGGGCAAGCTCCCCCAAGTCAATCCCCAAAGATTTGAAGTAGTCCACAGAGCCGATTTGCCTAGGCTCACATGGGGTCATCGTCAACGCCGCCGCGAACAGCGGCCATTGCTTCAGCCATACAGCGCCCTTGCCGACCGGCTGCCGGATGACGTACTGCGGTGCGCTGTCCGAGGATGTACCGGCGGCCCGCTGAGACACAAGTTTGTCAATCGCCTTGCGGTAGCGGTGGGCCAGGTCAAGCTGCGCCGTGTACCACCGCCCAATGTCGTCGTCGCCGTACTCCACTATCGTCCCGACCTGGGCCATGTTCTTCGTCGCCGCGTCCTGGCCGTGCGCCCACGTCAGGGGCCTCGGCAGGGCGAGGGAGTTGTCCCAAAAATCCGTCGGGCCGAAGGGCGACTTCGCGCCCGTGAAGAACTCCGTCTCGATGTCCACCGCTTCAGGGTTCCCCCACAAGGCGAGGTATCCCCTGATGGTGTCCTTGCCCGTGGCCTTGACGGCCACCACGTCCCTGAAGAACTGCTCAGGCTGTGGGACGTGCAGGGATTTGATGTAGGCTACTGACACGACCCCCTTCTGAGGTCGGCTGTACCCCGGCCTCGGCTCCGTGCCGGGTTGTTCCTCATTGGCCTGCGCCTGTTGCTCCTGGTGCATGGCGCTCATCTCATCGCGCGAGTTCCTTGCCTGCCCCGAAGCCGATGTCCCTGCGGCGTACTCCTCAGTGCCGACCTCCGGGATGGGTTGTTCGCCCTCGCCTTCGGTCGTTTCGTCTTCAGCAGGTTCATTCTCCACCGCTTCTCCGCACGTTGCGCCCAACTCCATCGAGATGTCGTGGAGGTCTTGGATCAGCGCCAAGACCTCATCACGGGTCATGGCTTGCTTAGCTGAGTCCGACTTGTTAGCCTCGCTCGCGTACAGGGCGCGAATCTGAGCCCGCGCCTTGGTGCGGCTAGGGTGAGTGCCCATGACCTTGCCGCCCTCGACTTTGACTACCTCGTACTCATCATCGTTTCGTTTGATTTTATACGGCATTGCTCTACCTCCACGAACTCCATGAACATCGGGAGCTACCCACGCTTCCATGCTCATGCTTTGCCTGGTTCACCCGCAGCCCTCGATGCCCATTGCTTGTAAGCCTCGAACTCGCGGCGGGTTTGCTCGCTCTGCGCGACCGCAGGCAATTGCTCGAACGATTCATAGCTTGAATACCTGACGACCTCGGTGCGGGAGCCTCCAGGGAGCACCCCGACAAGGATGGTGGTGTGGTCTACGGGCTTATCGTCAGGTAGGTGGCATTTCCCAACCTATCGTCAATCTTCAGCAAAGCCGCCACGTCCTCGGCGGCGGCGTCCAATTGGCAAACAATCTCCGTTAGCTCGCGCTCGCTCTTGACCTGCTCCAGGATGATAGGCTGCAAGAATATCTTGGTCGGCGTGTCGGCCAGATCGTGCAGAGCCAGCAGCCGTTCACTATTGGCGACCTCGGCCTGCAGCGCAGCCTCGAAAAGCTCTGCCAAATCATCCGTGGATAGGATGGCCGGCTCAGAAACGATGGCCGGCTCGGCCCGCTCGTTCCGATCGTTGATGTAGTTGTAGAACAGTTGGGCGTGCTCCAGCTCTTCCGATGCGCTTTTCTTGAAGAACCTGGCGCTTCCCAGGAACACGTTGCCCGCGTCGAGCGGGGCGGCCAGTTGCAGGTACATCAAGTGGTTGCCGAGCTCCCTCGCGTACTGCGCGTTGAGCGCCGCCAATAGTTCAGGTGTAAG